TTCAAGAGATTATGCACGACGATTTAAAGGAAGGGCAGAAGAATCTTCAAGAATAGAGTATAAATATAATTAAGAAAACTCTTTAACAATGGCAATTCAGAGGATATCACGGGCATTTAAGGACATTAGTTTATCTTTTGAGCCCCATCCTGTGACAAAAGACCTTCCTGTTTTAAAAAATGAGAACGCAATTCGTCGTTCCGTAAGAAATATAGTAGAAACTATCCCAACAGAGAGATTTTTTAACTCTTTGTTGGGTTCTGATGTAAGAAGAAGTCTATTTGAGTTCGTTGATTTTGGTACTGCATCAGTGATTCAGGATCAAATTGAAATTGCAATTAATAATTTTGAAGATAGAGTCGAAAATTTGATCGTTCAGGTAGATCCAATAGCAGACGAAAATACATTTAATGTAACAGTTATATTTGATATTATTGGTCAAGAGTTTCCGACACAAGAATATTCATTCCTCCTAGAGGCAACCAGATAAAATGCCTTTTACAAAATATACAAATTTAGATTTTGATCAGATAAAAACTTCTATCAAAGATTATCTCCGTGCTAACTCTACATTCACGGACTTTGATTTTGAAGGATCAAACTTTTCAGTTTTAATTGATACGTTAGCATATAATACTTATATTACCGCATTCAATTCGAATATGGTTGTGAATGAATCCTTTTTGGATTCGGCAACTCTTCGAGAGAATGTAGTTTCTCTGGCAGGTAACATTGGATACGTCCCCCGTTCCAGAGTTGCATCAACGGCACAAATATCATTTAATGTAACAACTAGCACAAAAACTCCTACACTAACTCTGAAGGCAGGTATAGTGTGTGTAGGGAGTACTAATGATACCACATATACTTTTGCCGTACCAGAAGACATTACGGCAAATACAATCGCAACATTCGACTCTGCGGGACAATTTATAAATTGCACAGCATCCTTCAATAACCTCAATGTTTTTCAAGGAATATTCTTAACCAAACAATTTCAGTATGATGGTTCTTTGGATCAAAGATTTGTTCTGAATAATTCTTTCATTGATACATCAACACTTAAGGTATACATTAAAAAAACAGAACAAGATGGACTTGGTATTGAATATTTCCTTTCAGAAAATATTTTTGATGTAGATAAAAACTCTAGAATTTTCTTCATTAATGAAGTTCAAGATGAAAAATATGAATTACGATTTGGTGATGGTCTTATTGGTAAAAAACTTGGTGATGCTGTTGGTTCTGATGGAACTATAATTACTGCCAACTATATTATTACAGATGGAAGAGATGGCAATGGTGCTTCTAGTTTTTCATTCTCTGGAACATTAGAAACTGCGACTGGTGCGGTTATTGATCCAGGAACTGTTACGATTACAACTAATCAATCATCGATTAATGGTGGTGATATTGAGCCAATAGATTCAATTAAATATTATGCACCAAGATTATATTCGTCTCAATATAGAGCTGTTACATCAAGAGACTATGAAGCAATTATAAAAAGAATATATCCAGATACTGAATCGGTATCAGTAGTTGGTGGAGAAGAAATGAATCCTCCTCAGTTTGGTACAGTTCAAATCAGTATTAAACCAAAAAACGGAAGTTTTGTTTCAGATTTCAATAAGACACAAATTTTATCAAAGTTAAAGCAATTTACAGTATCTGGAATAAATCAAAAGATAACAGACCTTAAAATTCTTTATGTTGAACTCAATAGTTCTGTTTACTATAATTATTCTCAAGTATCGAGTGCAGATACATTAAAAACATCTGTTACAAATTCTCTTCAAAAATATTCAGAATCTTTGGATTTAAATAAATTCGGGGGAAGACTTAGATATAGTAAATTGCAACAAGTTATTGATAATACTGATACTGCAATTACATCAAATATTACAAAAATTATTATTCGTAGAGATTTAAAACCTATACTTAATAAGTTTGCACAATATGAATTGTGTTATGGAAATCAATTCCATCTAAATTCTGAAGGATTTAATATAAAATCTACCGGATTTAAAATTTCGGGAGAAACTGATACGGTCTATTTTACAGATATTCCTAATGCAGATTTAAAGACCGGTACTTTATCGATTGTAAAGCAAGTATCTGATGAAACTAGAGTGGTTGTAAAATCGGCAGGAACTGTGGATTATGTAAAAGGAGAAATAATTTTAGGAACTGTTAATATCACATCAACTTCATTGAGTAATAGATTAATCGAAATACAAGCATTCCCAGAATCTAATTATGTTGATGGATTAAGAGACTTGTATATCTCATTAAACATTCCTAAAAGTACAATAAATATTGTCAGGGATGTAATTGCTTCTGGGGATGAGATATCTGGAACCAGATTTGTTGCTGACTTCTATACATCAAGTTATTCAAACGGAAATTTAGTAAGAAAGTAATATGATACAAACTGGTTTTGAATCTAGAATCAAAGTACAAGATCTAATTGACCATCAACTTCCAGAGTTTATCTTGGAAGAAAGTCCGAACGCGGTAGAATTTTTAAAACAATATTATATTTCTCAAGAATATCAAGGTGGTCCTATTGATATTAGTGATAATCTAGATCAGTATTTAAAATTAGATAACTTAAAACCAGAAGTTATTGTTGATAGCACAATAACTAGTGCTAGTGTTACATCCTCCGATACTACAATTAGTGTTTCTAGCACAAAAGGATTTCCAAATCAGTATGGACTTCTTAAAATTGATGATGAAATCATCACATATACTGGAATTACTACGAATAGTTTTACTGGTTGTGTGCGCGGATTTAGTGGAGTAACTGATTATCATCAAGATTTAAATCGTGGAGAACTTGTTTTTTCCACATCAACAGCAGCAGAACACTCTAATAGTTCATCTGTTCAGAATTTAAGTTCTTTATTCTTAAAAGATTTTTATAAAAAACTGAAGTATACTTTTACTCCAGGATTAGAAGATATTAAATTTGTAGATGAAATTAATGTTGGAAATTTCATCAGAAGAGCAAAAGATTTTTATGCTTCTAAAGGAACAGACGAAGCAATAAAAATACTTTTCAAAGTTATTTTTGGAGAAACTCCTTCAATTATAAATTTGGAAGATTATTTAATCAAACCATCTTCTGCAAATTATGTAAGAAGAGAAGTTGCAATAGCAGAAGTAATATCAGGAGAACCCTCAAAGATTGTTGGACAAACTCTTACAAAGACTACTGATGAGAACACAACTGCTTCAATATCGGCAATAGAACCATTTTCAAGAAAAGGTAAAACATTTCATAGAATTGAATTTTATATTGGAAATACTAAAAATTCCTCATCAGTAGAAGGAAATTTTGAAATTACTCCAAATACAAAGTTAATTGAAAGTGTATCTATAGGATCTTCTATTTTAACAGTAGATTCGACGGTAAGTTTTCCGCAATCTGGAACATTAATTTCAGGAACTAATACTATTTCTTATACTGGAAAAAGTATTAATCAATTTTTTGGATGTACTGGTATTAATGATACTATAACTACATCATCAAATATTAGATCTAATGATACTTATTTTTCTTATGAAGATGGAGATACTTCTAAGAAGGTTGAATTAATATTACTTGGAGTAATACAAGATTTAGTAGAAGAAAATGAAGACTTTAAAGTAGATGAAAATGATATAATTACAGTTAAAAATCTTGGGGATAAGATTAAAAATACAAATTCAAATTGGAAAGAAATTTTTGCAAATTCTTTTATCTACAATACTAGTGCAAGATACCAGATTGTAAATAATAATACTAATGAGTTAGGATCCACTATTGATAGATCCAGTTTAAAAATTGGAGATCAAGTTGAAATATTAGAAAGAGGTAGTGAAACTATAGTATTTTCTGCTACTACACCTTATATTGAGTCTATTAATATTGACAAAAATACTTTAACAATAAAAAATAAACCATCTTTAGAAGACAGTAAAGAATATGATGTAAGAAGAAAATTAAATAAAACAAAATCTTCAGGTTCAGATTTTGGGAGTAGTTCTGTATTATCAGATATCCTTAATTTATATGTTGATAAAGATGATTATGCATATGTTGCATCAAATTCATTACCTTCCGAAGAAAAGAATGGAATTGTAGACGAAGATGATAATAAAATTATAGATTATCGTCTTGATATTGAAACCAGTATTAAAAAAGTAAGTATTGCTAGTACTTTTAATATTCCAGAATTTTCCGAAATTAAGAATATCTATAACTTTATTGAGTTCAATCCTTCCATTCCATTTTTAACAGGAGATAAAATATATTATCTTCCGCAAGATGAACCTTTAGTTGGATTGCAAACTGGTAATTATTATGTAAAAGTAACATCTACAAATCAATTTAAATTATATACTACACCTTCTTTATTAGATTCTGACAATAATGTAACATTTCAAGTGCCAAATTCTGGTATAGGAACTCACACTTTTACCTTAGATTCTCAAAGAAAAACTGATCTAGGAATACAAAAACTTTTAAGAAAGTTTCCATTAGAAAAAAATATTGAAAATGGTTCCGGAACCTTAACAACTCCAGGAACTACTGGAATGTTAATTAATGGTGTTGAAATTAGTAACTATAAATCTAAAGATGCAATTTATTATGGTCCAATTGAAGATGTAGATATTCTTTCTGGGGGAGAAGATTTTGATGTAATTAATCCTCCATTAGTTGAAGTTTCTACTGGTGCTGGTATTACCGCAAAAATTCAACCTGTTATTAGTGGAGGTTTTGAAAAAGTATATGTAGATTCGCAAGATTATAATATTGGAGAGATAACTTCTATTAATATTTCAGGAGGAAATGGTAGTGGTGCTGTAATCAACCCTGTAATAATTGAAAAACCTAGAGAAGTTTTATTTAATGCAGATGAATTTTCTAGTGGTGGTGGAGTTAGTGAGACAACTAATCAAATTTTATTTTTAACAGATCATAATTTCGTCAATGGTAAAGAAGTAATTTACAATCCTCTAGGAAATAATCCAATAGCAATTGGAACGGCAGGAAATAATATTAATCTTCCCACTAATTCTGTATATTATGTCGGTGTTACTAACAACAAAGCAATAAAATTATATAACACTTTAAGTGATCAGCAATTGGACACCAATGTCGTAGGAATCTATACAGGTTCTGTTGGAACGCATAAGTTCTCAACTCTTTCGTCTTCAAGACAAGTTTCTTATATAAAAGTAATTAATAAAGGAGAAGGATATACTAATAGAAAGTTAATTGTAAAACCTACAGGAATATCTACAACAAACAATACTGTTACCTTTAAAAATCATGGATTTAATGATGGGGAAATTATTGAATATGATTATGAATCTGGGCAGATATCTGGAATTACAACTACAAATCAATACTTTGTTTTAAAAGTTGACGACGATTCATTTAGATTATGTGATGCCGGAATTGGGGGAACAGTTGTTTCTAATTATGAAAGACGAGATTATAAAACATTTGATAGTACGGGAAGTGGATGTCAATATTTCAAATATCCTAATATTTCAGTTTCTATTAAATATAATTCTGTAGGATTTGGCACTACTACTCAAGAGTATCAAGATTTAGTATTAAGTCCAGTAGTAAAAGGAAGTATTGTTGATGCTTATGTTTATGAATCTGGAACTGGATATGGATCTACAATTTTAAACTTAGAGAAAAAACCAATAATCTCTATAAAGAATGGTAAATCTGCTCAATTAACACCATCTATCGTTGATGGAAAAATAATTAATGTTTTTACAAGTTTTGTTGGAAGTGAATATTATTCTGTTCCGGAATTGATTGTTTCTGGTTCTGGAACTGGTGCAGAATTGCGAGCAATAATTAATAATGGGGAAATATCAGAAGTTAAGGTTCTGAATACTGGTATTGGGTATTCAGCATCAAATACAAAAATTCAAGTTGTTTCATCAGGAAAAAATTCCTTTATTGATCCACAAATAAGAAAATTAACTTTAAATGATAATATTACAAGATTTACTACTGGAGAAGTTTTATTAGAAGGTAAAGATAAACTTCAATATTCAGTATCAAAGTATTTTGAGAATTTGAGAAATTCTTTTAAAGAAAATCCCACAAGCAGGTCAAACATAATTGGATGGTCTTATGATGGCAATCCAATTTATGGACCCTATGGATATACAAACCCTGAAGATACATCATCAGGACTAAAATCATTAGAATCTGGGTATATCTCAAATACATCGAATGTTGAAGATAGACCATCTGGATTTGATGCTGGATTTTTTGTTGAGGATTATCAATTTAATAATGTTGGAGACTTGGATGAATATAATGGTAGATATGAAAAAAATGTAGAGTATCCGAATGGTGTTTATGTATATCATGCTACAATAGACCAATTTCCATATTTTATAGGTAATAAGTATAAATCAAAATTAATTTCCAATTCAGATTTGGATCAATCATTTGATTTCAATAATTCAAATTTATTGAGAAATACTTTTCCTTACAAAGTATCAGAATTAAAGGCTGATTATGATTTTATTAATGAAACTAGTGATGTTTTAGATCAAAAAATAGAAGTAGTGTCTGTAACATCAGACTCTGTAAAATCTATAGATATTGAAAATTCTGGTAATAATTACAAAGTTGGAGATAAATTAACATTTGATAATACTGATACTTCAGGAAGTGGTTTAGATGTTAGTGTTGCTTCCGTAAAAGGAAAGAGTCTCGTAGAATTAAATACAAATTCAACTGAATATTTAAATTCTATTTTTACATGGGAATCTACAAGTAGAGTAAAAGTATCAATATTACCCAACCATGATCTTTTAAATCTAGATTATGTAACTATATCTGGATTTTCTACAAATCTATCGGTACTTAATGGAACACATCAAATCACAGTTCCTTCTTATGCAAATGGAAGATGTCTTTCTACTATAACATCTGCATCTGTAGGATTTACTACAGAAATTTATGTTTCTCCAATTCCAGAACAAGTATCTGTTGGTAGTAGTATTAATATTGGAACAGAAACTTTAAAAGTTCTTGAAGTATTTAAAAATCAAAACATTCTCAGAATTGAAAGAGGGTTGGCAGGTGTATCACATACTGTTGGAACTGCAGTAACTTTCTCTCCAGATTCTTTTACAATTTCCAAATCTGTAGATAAATTTGATTCAAAAGTAAATGATAAGGTTTTCTTCAATCCTAGAGAATCTGTTGGTGTTGGAACTATAAGTGGTGTTGGATACAGCACATCATTTACATTTGGCAGTATTTCAACTGTAACTAGAAGTATTCCTACAAAAGGAATTTACATTGAAAATCATCCTTTCACAACAAATCAACCGGTCGGATTTAATACTAATGGTGGAACAACCTTAAATGTTTCTACTGATGGAACATCTGTCCCAGTAAGTATACCAAGCAATCTTTTCGTTGTTAAGAAAAGTCCAAGTCTTATTGGATTAAAGACTGCAATTACAGGTGAAGAATTATTCTTCCATGATAATGGAGATGATAGTGATAAGTATTCATTTGAATCCAATTATACTCAAATATTGGGAGATGTGGATAAGAATGTAGTAACCGTTTCAGTATCAACATCTCATAAACTTCAAGATGGAGATACGGTAACATTAGATGTTCAACCAAATCTTTCAGTGGGTATTGGAACTTCAACAGCAGTTCGTGTTCTTTATAAATCAGAAATTGATAATATCGTAGTCAATCCAATTGGATTTAATTCAACAGGAATTAATACAGTAACTAATGAAATCACAATTACAGATCATGAGTTAGTAACTGGTGATAAAGTTCTTTATGAAGATAGTGGATATAATGAATATTTTGTTTATAAAGTTAATAGAAATAAAATTAACCTCTGCGAAACTTTAATAGATTCTCAACAAAATCCTCCCACAGTTGTAAGTTTTGCTTCTACAGGAGGTTCTTCACAAACAATATCCTTAATTAATCCACAATTACAACCAGTCAAAAATAATAATTTAGTATTCGACCTTTCAGATTCTTCACTGATAAATTATAGTCTGAGATTATATCAGGACAAAGAGTTTAATAATGAATTTGTTTCTACTGGTTCTACAAATACTTTCAGTGTATCTGGGGTAGGAACTGTTGGAGTAACATCTACAGCAACTCTTACATTAGATTATAACTCACAAATTGGTGAATTATTCTATACCTTAGAAAAAGATGGAGTATTAGTTAAATCTGATACTGATGTTAATAACTATTCAAGTATTAAGTATATTGATAGTGATTATAACAATTCATATGTTATTAGTGGTGTTGCAGCAACAACGTTCAATGTAAATCTTGACAAAAAACCAGAAAAACTTTCTTATGGTTCAACAGAATGTGATACATTAGATTACTCAACGACATCAACTTCTCCATCTGGTCCAGTTAAATCTTTAAGTATTATATCTTCAGGAACTGGATATAAAAAATTACCTTCTTTAAAATCTACAAACTCTGTTTCTGGAATAGATTTAATTGCAAATGCAAAATCAATAAATGTAGGATCTATAAAAGAAAGTAGAGTCATCAATAACAGATTTACTTATTCTTCAGATAAAACTTTAAGACCTAAGGTCAATGTTTCTCCCAACATTGTAACAAAAGATTCAAATGCATTAAGTCAGATATCAATAGTTAGTGGAGGTGAAGGTTATGTATCTCCACCATTTATTACTCTCGTCAATCCCACAACAAGAAATGTAATAAATTCTGGATTGATTGAACCAAAAATAACAGGATCTGCAATTTCTTCTTTAGATATTAAAATACAACCAAAAGGTTTACCTGATGAAACTGTAGAAGTTTTTGCAACAAATAATAATAATGGTGTTGCAATTGAAAAGGTAGGGTCATCAAATACGGATTTTTTCACATGCACAATATCAACACCTGGTATTGGAAATACTTTTAATACTCCACCATTTGCTGAGGGAGATGAAGTATTCATTGAAGGTATTGTAAAATATAGTTCAGATGGAGATGGATTCAATTCTTCTGATTATGGATACAAATTCTTTAAGGTAAAGGGATATAGCACTGCGGGAGTTAATGATACAGTCTCTATTGGTGTATCTGAATTCACTACAAATACTGGGATTGCAAAAACAATTCAGGATTTTAGTGGAGTAATAATTAATAAAAATGATTATCCTACTTTTAAGGTAGTTCAAGAACCATCCAAATTTTTCATTGGAGAAACTTTATCTTCAAATAAGATAATAAGAGATTTGGAAGTTACAGGAAGTGATGGAGATTCTTTAAAGGTTTCTGGATCATATGAGTTGTCAATAGGTGAAGTTGTTACTGGAAATGAATCTGGCACTGTCGCAACAATTAAGTCTTTAAATTTAAATGAAGGAACATTTAATGTTGGATATTCTAACACAAAAGATATTGGTTGGGATACTGAAACTGGAAAATTAAGTGAAGATTTTCAAGTTACTCCAGATAATGACTATTATCAAAATTTATCATATTCCGTAAAAAGTTCAATAACATATAAAGATCAGCAATCTCCGGTAGAAAGTTTAGTTCACACAAGTGGATTGAAAAATTTTGCAGATACTGGAATATCTTCAAATACGAGTGCAGGTTTAACAACTACTATTGATGGAATTACTATAGTTTATGATGTAATTGGTGAGAAAAGAGTAGATACTATTAATAATTTTGATAATGTTATTGATGTTGATGTTGTAGATTCAAAATCAAAATTTTTAAAATTAAAAACTAAAAGACTTACAAATTATACAGAATTAAAAAATCTTAATGTATTAACAATTGATGATCTTCAAAATCAATTCTCAAACTCAGAATCTGAATCTACAGAATTTTTATTAGTAGACGAACTTGACAATAGAACATATTTCAATTACTTATTAAGAGTGTCTAGTGAAGATGGTACTGAACTTCAGTTAACAGATATTACTATTTTAAAAAATGAATTAGAATCAGTCATTGTTGAAAATGAGTCCATATCTGGACAAGAATTTAATTATGGTATTTTTGACTTATTTACAGACGAAAGTGAAAAAACCTTCTTAAGATTCGTTCCTAATGATGCATTGAATACAAATTATGATCTAAAAGTAATTAAGCAAATATTTAATTCAACTTTATCTGGTGTCGGAACGCAGTCTATAGGTTTTGTTAATTTGACAGGTTCTGTAGATATAGAAAATACTAGTGTAGGAATTGGAACTACAACAATTATTTCTTTAGATGCTAATAATTTCGAATCTCTTTATGTTAATGCACAGGTGATCAATACGGAAACCAATGACATGAATTATGTGAGATTGTATGTTTCTATTGCAGGGACAAACACTTTCATGTCAGAATATTATATTGATAGCAATGTTTTAAGTTCTTCAACAGGAAATCAAATAGGTATATTCACTTGCACTGACTTGGGAAGTGGAGTTTTATCACTAATACACGAAAATACTTCTTCTGATCAACTTAAGATAAGAACTAATATTGTTGGATTTGGAACAACATCTACTGGAATTGGTACATATAGATTTAAATCTTCTGATCAATCTGATGGTCAAGAAAGAAGTATAATTTACGATTCTGGATATTATTCTACAGTAGGTGCTTCCTCTACAACAATTCAAACTTTAGATAGATCTTTATTTAATGCATCAAAATCTTTAATTCAAGTAAGTATAGGTTCTACAAAAGCACTTCATCAGGTTATGATAATTGATGAAGGAACTGATGCTTATACTCAGCAATTACCTTTCCTTTCAGTATCTAATGATGATACTGAATTAGATGGTGCTTCTGGTATTGGAACATTTGGTGGAGAAATATCTGGAAGTGATCTGATACTTAAATTCTTCCCAGATGCAAATCAAACAGGTCAAATTGATATTGAAGTATTCAGTAAATCATTTTATTCTGAAGTAGATGTTGTTAATGAACCTTTAGATTTATCTTATGGTGCTGTAACCGAAAGTATTGATGAAAAATTCTATAATGCTATTAATCTATCTAGAATCAATAAAGATAATTTCACATTAACTGATAATGGCATTCCAATTTTCTCAAAGAAATTTAATCCAAATTCATCTGCATTAGATGCATCTACTGGAATATTTACAATTCAAAATCACTTCTTTGTAACTGGAGAAGAATTAATATATACTCCAAACTCTACAATCGTTGGTGTTGGAACTAGTGCAGTGGTTACTTCTAGTGGAGAATTACCATCAACAGTATATGCTATCAAATTAACCGAAAATACTTTCAAAGTAGCAATAACAACTACAGCAGCTGCTGCAGGAATTGGAACAACATTTACTTCTCTTGGAGAAGGAAATGCTCATAGATTCACTATGAAAGAAAGAAACACTAAGTGCATCTTAACTGTTGATGAATTGGTTCAATATCCAATAGCACCTACTAAGATTACACATACTTTGAGTGGAAATGTTGGTGGTTCTCTAAACAATAGTACAAGTATTGTATCACTAAGTGGAATTTCAACAATAAATCCAAGAGATATATTGAAAGTTGATGATGAATACATGGGTGTAACTAATGTTGGATTGGGAACAACCAATGTAGGACCGATTACAAATGAAGGGAGTATAAATTTAGTTGAAGTCAAGAGAGGATTTGTAGGTTCTTCTGCATCAACTAATACAGATTCTACCTTAGTAAGAATTCATAAAGGTTCATTTAATATTGAAGATAGTGAAATTTATTTCACAGAAGCACCAAGAGGTAATCCACAAATCGCAAAAACAAAAAATAATTTAGATTTTGAAACCTCATCATTTACTGGTAGAGTATTTTTCAAATCTAATTATGACAATAACAAAGTTTATGATGATTTATCTGATGAATTTACTGGAATTGGAAGAACATTCACACTAAAAGTTGGTGGTGCAAATACTACAGGAATTGGAACAGAAGGTGCAAGTGGTTTAGTTTTTATTAATAACATTTATCAATCACCCAAAACTGATAATAATCCAACAAGATTTAATTATCAAATCTTAGAAGACTCTAGTGCAGGAATATCTACTGTTGAATTCTCTGGAATTACTAGACCGGGAGAATTTCCTCTCGAATATGTTGTTTCTGACTATGATGTTAATGCAAATGAAGTCCCTAGAGGTGGAATTATAGTTTCATATGGATCTACACCTGGACTTGGGTTTGCACCACTTGTAGGTGCTTCTGTGACTGCTGTTGTTGGTGCTGGAGGTTCTATTGTATCTGTTGGA